TACGACTGGCTGTTCCAGATGATGACCAGCCTGCTGCTCTGGGGCAACGCCTGGGGATACGTCACCAGTCGGGACGGGTACGGCTTCCCGACGTCGATCGAGTGGCTTCCGCCGGACCACGTCACCGTGGTGAACGACCCGAGCCAGCCGTGGAACCCGCAGCGGGCCCGGATCTACTTCATGGGCCGCGAGATGCTTCCCGGTGAGCTGTTCCACGTCAGGGCGTTCACCGTGGCCGGCCGGATCGAGGGCCTGTCCCCGCTGCGGCTGTTCATGACCCTGATCGAGAACGGCAACGAGGCCCTGGAGTACGGGACCTCCTGGTACCGCAGCGGCGGTTTCCCGCCCGGCACGTTCCAGAACCAGGAAGAGGAAGTCGACCCTTCGCAGAGCGCGGAGATCCGCCGTCGCCTGACCGACTCCATCCGGCGCCGCGAGCCGCTGGTGTACGGGCGTGACTGGGAATACAAGCCGCTGACCGTCCCGCCGTCAGAGGCCCAGTTCATCGAGAGCAGCCAGATGAACGCCACGATGATCGCGGCGGTTCTCGGCCTCCCTCCGGAGCGGATCGGCGGCTCACGCGGCTCATCCCTGACCTACACGAGCCAGGAAATGGAAAGCATCTCCCTGCTCACGGACACGCTGCGCCCCTGGCTGGTCCGCGTCGAGACGGCCATGTTCCAGATCATGCCGGCGGCCCAGTACGCCCGCTTCAACACCAACGCGATGCTGAAGACCACCACCGAGGCCAGGTACGCGATCTACAAGCTGGCCCGCGAGATGGGCATGCAGACCGCCAACGAGGTCCGCCAGCTCGAGGAAATGCCGCCGCTGCAGGGGCCGATCGGCGACGACCCGCTGCCCCTCGAGGTCCTGGTGGCCATGGCCCGGGGCATCAAAGAGATCCCGAAGTCCATGGAGACCCTGGTCACCATGGCGCCTACGGACACGGCGACCCTGGCCAGCCAGGAGAAGATCGCCGCGACCCGGCCGCCGCCGATGTTCTCCGGCCAGCCCGGCGCGCAGGGACCGCCGGGAGCACCCGGCCAGCCCGCGCAGCCCGGCCAGCCCGCCCCCGTCCCGCAGCCAGCCGCACTCGCCGCGGCCCGGGCCGCCCGGACGTGGCTCGGCGACTACGACGGCCCGCCTCCGGCCGGGCTGAACGGCAACGGCTGGCACTAGGCCGCGCGCAGGCACGCCGGGCGCGCGGCCCGCACGGTCGCCTCGGTGATCTTCCCCCGGTCGTACATCCGATGATGGTTCGGGCACAGCATCACGACGTTCTCGAAGGTGTCCTTCCCGCCGGCCTTGCGGGCGATGATGTGCGCCACGTCGCACGGCGCCTCATCCCAGCCGCAGATCGCGCAGCGGTCCGCGAACATGCTCCGGACGGTGCTCTGGAACGAGGGGGCACTGGAGTAGATGCCCCCGCTGGGGCGCCTCCCGGTCATGACCTTCGAGTGGCCGACGCCGAAGCACTTGCGCGAGCAGTAGACGGCGTCCGAGCGGAGGTCCGCGCGAGCCGTCGCCGCGCCTCGCTGGGACGGCAGGTAGGTGACGGGATCGCCGCACGTTGCGCAGGGCTGCGTGATGCGCGGGGCCCGCGGCCGGGCGGGGTGCGTGGCCTGCCAGGCGAACTTGCACAGGTTTCCGCAGAACCTAGCCCGGGCCATCGCTGACGGCGGTCGCCTCGGGATCGGGCCGCCGCACCCCAGGCAATTGGCGTCCGGAACGGCATGGAAGGCCGCCTGGCATGCGGAATCACAGAACACGGCCCGGCTCCTGGGCACCGGCTTACCGCAGTGGCGGCATTCGCTAGTCGTCATGCGTTCAGTGTAAAAGAAAGGGCTGTTCGCTATGACCGAACTTAGCGCCGCCGACCAAAATGACCTCAAGGACGCCGACTTCGCCTACATCGAGCCGGGAGGCACCCGTGACAGCACCGGCCGCACGGTCCCGCGGTCGCTGCGCCACTTCCCGGTTCATGATGCGGCGCACGTCCGGAACGCCCTGGCCCGGGCGCCCGGCTCCCCGTTCGGCGACAAGGCCATGCCCGGCATCAAGGCGGCCGCGGCCAGGCACGGCGTGGAGGTCGGCGACGACGGCCGGTCGATGCTGGACCGCGTCCCGGTGGAGCGCCGTTACACCCGGTCCCCGGTGGAGTGCCGGGCCGAGGCGGCGGGCCAGCGGATCGCCGGCTACGGCGCCGTGTTCCACACCACGGCCCGGCCGATCGTGTCCCGCAACCTCGGCGGGTTCATCGAGCGGGTCATGCCGTCGGCCTTCAACCAGGCGAGGCACTCCGGCTGGCCGCAGGCGGTGTGCCGGTACAACCACGATCAGAACCTGCTGCTCGGCACGATCGCCGGGCACACCCTCGACCTGGAAATCGACAACATCGGGCTGCACTACGACGTCCTGCCGCCGCAGTCCCGCGCCGACATCCTGGAGCTGGTGTCCCGCGGCGACGTGCAGCATTCCTCGTTCGCGTTCCGCGTCGTCAGCGGCGGCGAGGAATGGGAGCTGAGCGAGCAGAACTACCCGATGCGGTCGCTGACCGACGTGCAGGTCGTCGACGTCGCCCCGGTCGTGAACCCGGCGTACCCGGATGCCACCGCGGCGATCCGCTCGCTCGCCGAGTCGATGGGCGTGGAGGAAGCCGAGGTCCGGTCGATGGCCGACAAGGACGAGCTGGTCCGGTTCTTCTGCCGGTCCGACCGGCCGTCGGGCCGCCCGGCGACCCCGCCGAAGCCCGAGCGCAAGCGGATCCTCGGCGTCGCCGCCCAGGCCGAGCTGCTCGGCAGGCGCTTCGACCCTTACATCGACGAGGGCTGAGCGCGCAAAACGTCCCGCCTCGGGCGGGGTGAGCACGGCGGCCCGCCAGGCCGGAACGCAACCACCTGGCGGTCGTGACACGGGCGCGTTACTGGCAGGCATCCCCGGCCGCGAGACAGGCACCGGGCATCGCAGAGGGCCTCGCTGAATCCCCGTTCGGAAATTCCCTTTCACCACTCCGAACGGAGCACAGCCATGCCTAGTCAGGTAGCACAGGACCTGCGCGACCGGCGCCTGAAGGTCTGGGAGGAGGCCAAGGCGGTCTCCGCCAGGGCCACCGAGGAGAACCGGGCCCTCACCGCCGAGGAGCAGGGCACGTGGGACGCCCTCGCCGGCGACGGGGGCGAGCTGGACAAGCTCGACGAGCGCATCGGCGCGGTTCTCAAGGCCGAGAAGCGCTCCGCTGACACCGACGCCGCGTACAACGCCCTGGACGGCCGGCCCCGCAGCGGCCCGGCCAGCATCCTCGGAGGCAGCCAGGGCTCCGGCTACGGCCAGGGCCGCGAGTCCCGCTCGCCCGGCGACCAGGGCGGCGACGCCAGCGCCGAGCTGCGGGCATGGCTCGCCGGCACCCCCGGCACCCCGAAGCACTTCGAGCTCCGCCACGACACCGCCACCCGCGGCCCGCTGAACCTGCGGACCCTGTCCACCATCGGCAACCCGTCCGGCGGTTACCTGACGCCGACGGACTTCTACGACCAGCTGATCGCGCACCTGGTCGAGGTCAGCGGGGTCCTGCAGGCGGGGCCGACGATCCTGAACACCGCCGGCGGCGAGGTCCTGCAGATTCCCAAGACCACGCAGCACTCCACCGTCGCCTCCGCGGCGCAGGCCGGCGTCATCGGCCAGTCCGACCCGCAGTTCGGACTGGCGCAGCTGCAGGCCTACAAGTACGGCGTCTTGCTCCAGGTCGCCCGCGAGCTGCTCGATGACTCCGGCGTGGACCTGGTCGGCTACCTCGCCATGCAGGCGGGCAGGGCGATCGGGAACAAGTTCGGCAGCGACCTGGTGACGGGGACGGGCACCGGCCAGCCGACGGGATTCCTGCCGGTGGCCACGGTCGGCGTCACCTCCACCAACACCGGGCACTCCGGCTCGCTGGCCTACTCCGACCTGGTCAACCTGGAGTACAGCGTGATCGCCCCGTACCGCCAGAGCCGGTCCTGCTACTGGATCGCGGCGGATAAGACGATCGGGTCGCTCAGGCTGATCACGGACACCCAGGGGCGGCCGATCTGGGAGCCCAGCATGGTGCTCGGGTCGCCCGACCTGCTGCTCGGCAAGCCCCTCGTCGCGGACCCGTTCATGCCGGCGCTGGCCACCGGAGCCACTCCGATCGCGTTCGGGGACTTCAGCCAGTTCTTCGTGAGACTGGTGGGGCCAGTGAGGTTCGAGCGCTCGGACGACTTCCTCTTCAACGACGATTTGGTCGCATTTAGGTGTGTATTGCGCGGAGACGGCACTTTGGTCGATTTGACCGGGGCAATTAAGAAGTGCCAGGCCGCAGCAACCTGATCGGCCGCCGTTAGTTTCAACCAATGCTACACTCGCAGGAGGAGCGGGTCCATATGCGGCCCGCCCTTCCTGAGGGGAAGTGGCGAGGGTGCCTCGCAGCAGTGACGGACGATGGCCGGCGACGTGCAAGCGCGCCGAGTGCGGGCGGGAGTTCCAGCAGTCCCGGCCAGGCCAGGAGTACTGCTCCAAGGCATGCTCCAACAAGGCAAATCCCGGAGTGGGCGGCAGCAGGCGGGACGCCGGCCTGGAGCCGCGAGCCTGCGCCCGCGAGGGCTGCGGCCAGACGTTCCAGCCCTACCGGAACAGCCAGGTGGCATGCTCACGGTCGTGCCGCGACCAGCTGCCGGGCAAGGCGGCCGTGCGGCAGGAGTACGAGGCAAGCGAGCAGCGACGGTCACTCAATGCGGCTCTGCGGCGCAAGCCCGAGCAGCTGGAACGGGCGCGGATCAACAACCTTCGTCACCGGCTGGCGCA